GGGCTTCTCTGTACGCCGTGTTCTCCGCCTGCTCAATAGGCTTGCTCGGTGTTTCGTACTCCATGCCCTCCTCTACATCGTCCTCGACAAAGATTGCCTTTCGTGCGTCGCTGGTGTGGCCGCCGTAAAGTTCCTGCGCCGATGTAAAGAAATGTCTGACCGCTTCTGCCTTTACCGCCTCGTTATCAAGGTTCGGTACGAGGTAAGCGACAACAAACGGCTTTTTCAGTTCTTCCAGCGAGTATGTTCCCTTGATGTGCATTGCAGCTCTCAAGGCTCTGTTGATTGCTTTGGTCTCGCACATTTCATTGCGGAACTTCAAGAACTCTTTTCTCTGGTTTTCCGTCATTCCGTCGGTTACGTCCTGCACGATAATTTCCTTGTGTGCCACAATCTCGATGTTTTCCCCGGTAAGCTGCGGTACGGAAATCCTTGCCTCAAACTTCACATCTTTGTTGCCGCAGGCTCCACAATTTACCGGGCGACCGATATTCCTGTTGACCTCTGCGCACTTCTGGCAGGTGGATGGGATAATCGGGCGTGTCCCCAAAATCTTAATGCCTGCGGCTCGCATGAGCTTGTTGAGGCCCTTTTTGGTTAAAGCCCAGCCAGCCGGTTTTGCCGGGTGACGCTTTCCATCTCTGCCAGTCCATGCTTCCGAGGCTTTTTCCTGTTCATAAATCTCTTTGTCAGCCGGGTTTGTGGAAATCTGTACGGCGTTCATTACCGGCTTGTGTATTTCCGCAATCTCCGCTACGGTCTGCATAGGCACCAGCAGGTTGTACCTCTCTGCTGGGTACTGGGTCGTAATCTGTAATGCGTTTTTGTTGTCCATAATTATTCCTCCTTGTAATCCGAAAAGCTTCGTGCTACAATGGAGATACAGCATAGTGGACGGTTCGTGTTTATGACACGGGCTGTCCTTTTTTTATCTCCATGTCTGCGTATCGGTTAAGCTCCATAAGTTCAATCGTGAACCGAGAGAATCTATTCTGCTGAACCGTTTCAGCTATGAGCTGGGCTAAATACCAAGGCTCCTGTCTTATTCCTCCCTCGTCTCCAAATCTCTTGATAATGCCTTTGAGCTTGCGCTCTGCGTAGCTCTTTGCCTTATCCCACTCTGAGCTCTCTATCTCTGTGCCGAGCCTCTGCTCTGCTTCCTGTTTCAAATCTGCCTCTGACATCTTCTGTCCCTCCTGTCTGGAACCGCTGTCGTGTCCTGCACTCGCAGGTCTCTCCGGTGTCAAGATTGCTTCCGCAATCCGGGCAAGTGTTGTAATATGCCATTCCTGTTTATTCCTCCTCGAAAATCCAGTCACAAATGCGCTCATGCACTGCCTTGAATACCAAGCAGAATACAAGCATAATCACAATCCACTCTCCCCCAATTCCGGGATAATGTCTGCTGGTATTTGCCATTGGAATTAAAAATGCTGCTGTAATCGCTGCCGGTGCTGCCGACACGATAAATTCAAATGCGAATATCAGCGTCCAGCATAATGCTCTCTGCATTTTCACCTTACGTCTTTTCTTGCGTCTCGCCTGCGCTCTCGTCATTGTCCTGTGCCTCCTACCTGTAAAATCTGTGGCCGCCGTGCTGGAATAACAGTTCAAGGTTCCTGCTGTGCCAACTGCTGTTTTCACAGCTCTCAAAGTACAGCGCACCCTCGCTTTCGTCCCAGCCGTTCATAACCATTTCCAACGCCGCTCTGCAATCTGCGTCCGCTTCTGTCGTGTAGTACCTGCCGCCCTCGCATACCGGGCTAAACTGTTTCGGCTGGAAGATTACCTCCTCGATACTGTCCGGGAAACCCTCACTCCATACACGGTTAAGCACTACGCACATTACCAGTGCTTTTCCCTCCGTGTCCTCTCCCTCTGCCTCCGCCATTGCAATTTGCATTAACATCTGGCTTTCATCTGCGTCCCAATCCCGGCTCTTGACTAAGCTCTGGTATGTAGGGGCCGGTGACTGCGTGTAGGTGAGTTCGCTCGAACTGATTTCCACCGTCGGGCTTTCTTCCTGCGTCGATACGATTGTCCGATGTTCCGTGTTCTGCAGCTGCATTGTGGCACTGCCTTTGATTGCGTACACCCCAGCGGTGAAGAACACCACTCCGGCTGCTATGCTAACCACCATTGGCGGCACTGTTCGCATTTTCCTCTTGTCCATAACGCTTGATTGAAGCTGCTGCTATCAACTGCCGTTGAGCCTGTACCGCTATGTCTCTCAATATCTGCTCGGCTTCCCCGGCTGTTCTGCAATAATCGTCAGCAATCTTTATCCGGGTGTTGCCTATGGTAAAGTCTCTGACGATATTTGCCTCAACCATTCCGCACCTCCTTTCGGCTATGTAAATATTCCCTGTTTCACGGCTTTTTCGAGAACCGCAAGGGTTTCATCGGCTCTGCGCCGGAACTCTAACAACTGCTCTCTAATGCCCGGAACTGCCAGTTTTTCTTTCTCCGAGAGTTTCCCGTCCTCCATGAGCTTTCCAATCTGCCGTGTAACCTCCTGCATTTCGTAAACTGAGTTCTGCAGCCTTATCAATGCCCTTTCTGCTGGCATTTCGGGTATCTCTCTGCAATCCCTACCGAGTGGACACTCGTTGGCGCAATACCAACTCCGCAACTCCGGCTCGTTA